TTCAAATAATTCATTAGGGAGTTGTATCCTTATTGAAGTAATTAATCATAATTATTATTATGATACACAATTTAAAGCTTATGCAACATTTGGTGGACCAATAGAGGAAAAAGGTAGATTAAAATATATTGACGGTTGTACAGATAGTTTATTAATTTCGCCAGTAAAAAAAGGACAACCTTGTCTTAATCATTTACATTTTCCTAATGATATTAATCAAACTCAACACACGCATCCAAGTCATCGTATAGGTATAGTTGCATCGGGATATGGGGAATGTATTACGCCATTTGGAAATCTTCCATTAGAGCCAGATATGATATTTGTCATTAAAGCTTGGGATGGAATTACATATAAAACTGGATTAGATGGTAATGAATATCCTATCGGACAACACGCATTTAGAACTTGGGATAGCGTAATGAATGTTATAGCATTTCATCCGGATAGTGATTTTGGACCGGAAGATGAGTTTCATCCAATGATTAATAGAACAATAGTAGATGGTGTTTCAGCAAATACAAGAAAAGATATAATGACAAAATAATGGCAAAAATCAGAAAAAAGAAATATCAAGAAACAAACGTTCTTACAGAAGCTATTGAACGTATGCGGTATTTATATGATAGTTTTGATAATGTAGAAATTGGATTTTCTGGTGGAAAAGATAGTACAGTAGTTTTAAATATTGCTATAAAAATAGCAAAGGAAAAAAATAAATTACCAGTAGTTGCTAATTTTTATGATGAGGAAGCTATACATCCAACAACTATTGAATATGTAGAAAGAGTAAAAAATAATCCAGACGTTAGATTAAATTGGTATTGTTTAGAATTTAAACATAGGAATGCATCTTCTAATGATGAACCATATTGGTATACTTGGGATAAAGAAAAAGAAAAATTATGGGTAAGAGAAAGACCGATAGATGCAATTGTAGAACATAAAAAATTTTATAAGGGATTATCATTTCAAGAATTTACAAGTTTAAGAGCAGACAAATCAGTAGGTACAACTGTTGATGTAACTGGAGTTAGGACACAAGAAAGTTTACGTAGACATATGGCAGTTAGTAGAAAAGTTAATGATAATTATATTAGTAGATATGGTCATTTTGCAATAGCTCATCCAATATATGATTGGAGTAGTCAAGACGTTTGGAAATTAGTACACGAATGGGATTTAGATTATAATAAAACTTATGATATATTTAATAAAACAGAGCTTAATGGAAAATTTTTAACACAAAGAGTTTGTCCACCATTCGGAGAAGAACCTTTAAGAGGATTATGGATATATGCAGAATGTTTTCCAGAGTTATGGCATAAAATGATTAATCGAGTAGCAGGGGTTGCAACGGCTTGGAGATATGCAAATACAGAATTATATGGAGTTGGTGGTATTCAAAAGCCAGATAATTTAACCTGGAAAGAGTATATAAAATATATAGTAGATACATATTCTGGAAAGGAAAAGACATACGTTATTGAAAATGTAAACTATTATATTAAATTACATCAAAGTAGAGCTAAAGATTCTATACACGATATAGAAGCATCACCGCTAACTGGTATTTCATATCGTTGGCTTTGTAAGATTGCACATAAAGGAGATTTTAAAGGTAGACAGATGCCAGATAATGAAAGAGCGGCAGCGATGAAAAGATTAGATATAACTCAAGATGATGCAGTAAGATTATATGGAAACGAAAAATATAAACGAGAATATTTCGGAAATTGACTTATCTCAATATCCAAGTGTAACCAGAATACTTTCAGCAACTATGCCGTTGAAAGATGCTGAAGTATTAGAAAAATGGCGACAGAGAATAGGTTGTGAAGAAGCAGATAGAATAAGTAAGGCTGCACTTGAACGAGGACATTTATATGATAGTTATGTAGAAGATTATACTAAAGGATTAGATATACCTCATCAAAAACTAAAACAACATTTATCTAAATATGAAATAGTTTCACGTGAAACAACAATAGTCAATCAAGAATATAAATATAAGGGTAGATACGATTGCATATTTGCAAAAAATGGAATCATAGTATTAAATGATTTTAAGGGGGCAAGTAAAAAAAAATCAAGATTTTGGCTAAAGGATTATCCTTTACAAATATCAGCATATATAAAAGCAATCGAGGAAACTGGAATAGTTATAAATTGGGGAATGATTACTATTATATTACCAGATGATATTCAAGTATTTACATTTGACCATTGCGAAATAAATATGTATTTTAATAAATTCTTAAAAAGATTAAAACAATATAATTATGAAAAAAATGCCAATCTCTAATGTACAATGGATAGACAGAATAGAACTTTCTCCTAATTTATATAATCCTAATAAGGTAGCACCACCAGAAATGGCTTTATTAAAGGAAAGTATATTACAAGATGGTTGGCTATTTCCTATTATAGTATTTGATAAATCTATACATATAGAGGGTTTAACAGATAATATAAAAAAAGATAAATATACTATTATAGATGGTTTTCATAGATATACGATTAGTGGCGATAAGGAGATATTTAGCCGTACAGATGGTAAAGTACCGGTTGTGATACTAAATCCCTCTAATCCACTCGCAACTACCGTTAGGATGAATCGAGCAAAAGGAACACACGCAGTCCTAAAAATGGGGGATATCGTAAAGTATCAAATAGAAAATGGAAAGGGAATTAGTGAAATAATGAAAGAATTTGGTATGGAAAAAGAAGAGGTTATTAGATTAGCAAATAGAATGGGTATTCATAAAAGCGAAATCATTATAGATACAGATTGGTCAAATTCGTGGATTCCACAATAAACAGACAAAAAACAGACAATGGCATTTCCTCACGATGGGCAAAAATTTATTAAAGGGGTAAGCGGTAATCCTAATGGTAGACCGAGAAAATATACTACAACATTATTTGAGCAAGGTTATAAACTTTCTGAAATAAATGATACTATTCAGAATATGATGGCTATGAATATGGATGAATTAAAAGAAGTTTGGGAAGATGATAATTCTACGATATTAGAAAAGACAATTGCTAATGCAATGAGAATAAGTTTACGTAGAGGTAGTTTATATTCATTAGATACCTTACTGACAAGAGTTTACGGAAAGCCGAAAGAAACTGCACAAATAACAAGTGATAATAAAATAGAGGTAGTTTTTGTAAAAGGTAAGACAATTCTATGATGATTGAATTGCCACAACCGCATACTAATCAACAAGTAATCCTTGATAGTTCAAGTAGATTTAGAGTTGTTATGTGCGGAAGAAGATTTGGTAAATCAGAATTATCTCAAATTGAAATTATATCTAATGCATTATTAGGGCAGAGGGTTGCTTATATTACACCTACCTATAAATTAGCTAAAACATTCTTTGATAAATTAGTACAATCATTACCTTTTGAGCATAATAGGAGTGACTTAACAATTAAATTTCCTAATAATGGAAGTATAGAGTTTTATACTGGAGAAAGGTTAGATGGCTTACGAGGTAGAAAGTTTCATTTTGTAGTTATTGATGAGGCTTCGTTTATTCCAAATCTTGAGGATGGTTGGCTTAATTCTATTCGACCTACCTTAACCGATTACAAAGGAAGAGCTTTATTTTTATCTACACCAAAAGGTAAAAACTTTTTCTATTCATTATATATGAAAGGGGATGAGCCAGATTGGGAAAGTTTTAGATTTAGTACCTATGACAATCCTTATATTGATTCATCAGAAATTGATGATGCAAAAAGACAACTACCCGAAATAGTTTTTAATCAAGAATATTTAGCAAATCCAGCAGATAATAGTTCTAATCCATTTGGAACTACATATATAAGACAATGTATTTATCCAATGAGTACAGAATCAGTAGTAGTATTTGGAATAGACCTAGCTAAATCATTTGACTATACTGTTATAATAGGTTTAGATAGAAATGGTTCGGTTTGTTATTTTGACCGATTTCAAAAGGACTGGCGACAAACAAAACAACATATTAGTAATCTACCAAAAGCTTTAATTCTAATAGAT